TTTGTGTTTCACGCATCATTTCTGCGAAATTAACACCTTCTTTGACTTTCTTTTTACCTGATCTTAACATTTTAAAGTCCTGTGAATCTAACTTACCGTTATGATTCTTATCTAAATTCTTTTGACCGCCCTTTAGTTCTTCTTTAACATTAGATGGGCTTGGTTGTTTACCCGCTGCTTTCATTTTTGAATCATATTCAAATTTACTTACAGGACGACCATTTGAAGTAAACTTTTCTTCTTTAACTTTTTCAGGAAGACCTTTGTGCTTTGTACTTGCAAAGTCTTTGGCGTCTTTCTTGCCCATAGTCTTAGCAACTTTAGCTACTTCTTTACTAGCAGGCTTGTCACCTTTTTGTGCAGCATGAACCATACCCATAAATTTTTGTTGTTTCTTGCTAACTGCTTTTTCTGCAATTTCTTCACTTTCAACTAACGTTTGTTCAGTATACTCTACCCAATCTTTTAGTGTATGCTTCTTACTTGGTAATTTTGATTTACCTTTAGGAGCACTACCACCAATAACATGTTTAGCAGCATCATCTGCACCTTTGTACTTACCAGCTTCTACATTAGAGTCTTTCTTAGGACGTCCACGGCCTTTTTTCTCTGCTGGCTCAGCCTTGGTTTTAGTTTTATCATCACCTTCTTCATCAGTGTCGTATTCTTTACCATACTTACCAGTATGCTTTTTGCCTTTTATATCGGCCATTTTTGATGCCTCATCTAATAATTGAAGCATTGATTTCATATCTAAACTCATAGCGTTTGACTCCGTTATATTTTCTGTTCCTATATTTGAAAGACGTATTAATCTATTTAATGCTGATTCATTTGTATCAGGTCTTTCACGTTTTTGCATTTTTTTATCATTCTGAAATTCTGCACTATCTGTATCTCTGCTAGAATTTGATTGCGTAGAAGGTTTTGTTGGTTCTGGAGTGGTTGTTTTCTTATCTTTACTAGGTGTATCGGATCTACCACCGTCTCCACCTGTTGTTGGTACTTCACTCTTAATAGATGAACTTGAATCAGATGCACCCCTTTCGCTCTTGTTATCTGCACCAGTTTCTTTACCTTTGTTTTTTCCGTCATTACTAGCGTTTTTATCACTTGTTCCTTCTGGCTCTCCACTAGATGGTTTAACATCTCTTTGATCTTTTGATTTTTTATCGTTACCTGTTTGTGTGTCATTTGGTATAGGAGTGGTTATAACATTTTGATTCTGGTTGTCAGCAGGTTTATCAACATTGGGCTTTTCAGCCTTCGCCGCACTAGAATCACTACCTGATTTTTCTCCTGTACCGGTTGAAGGAACTGTTGATACTTGGATAGCACCGTCTGTAGAACCAACGGCACCGTCTTGCTTTGGTCTATCTTTCATATTCATCAAAGCATATATCAGTGCAGCGTGACCAGCTAAGTCTGCAGCAACAACTTTTCTTTTTGCATATGGGTCACTCGCAATTGGAGCTTTATCAGGTGCTTTAGGAGCAGGACTTGTTTTACTCGGTTGACCTGAGAAAGGTTTTTGAACTGTTAAACCTGTAGAATATTCTTTGTTCGGATCAAATTTAGGGCCACTTGTTGTTGGTGGTAACTCTGATGTGGTTGTTTGTGCTGATTTAGTGCTTTTACCTTTAGGGTTAAAACCACTTATGCTTCCAGGCTCTTGTTTAAAACCCCTACCTTTTAATAATTCTTGTGCTTTTTCTTGTGGAGTTAACTGTCTAGGAGCTGTTGGTGTTTTACCTACTATTGGTAAGTCATCATCAGTCTTTAATCTTGTTTTTTCAGGACCAACTTTTTCTGCATCTTTTGCTTGTTTAGCTGCTGCTGCGTCTGCATCTGCTTTTCTTTGAACTGCAGGACGATCAAGTTCTTTATAACTTCTTTGCGGTGTAGTTAGTTCAGGTGCATCACGTTTAGTAATAGCAGCAACATCATCAGCTTTACCAAAAAGTTTCTTTCCAAGGGTTTTAGCACCCTTTTTCAATAGTCCACCTCCTGGTAATAATCCCAAAGCCATGTATGGTATAGCAGAATAATCACCGCCTGCAATGTCTTTAACATCCATTGCTGTACCTACGCCAGGTACCATGCTTGCAACAAATTTATCTGTTTCTGTGGGAGGTGCAGAACTTTGTTTTGGGGCTGGTATTAGTGGTTGGAACAGTGGATTTTTATGTATTTTTTTCTCCCCTGGTTCATCCATCACACTGGCTTCTTTTATAATATCTTTGGATTTCATTTTCTGCCCGAATCAATCTTATTTTCTATTCTATCTAATTGAGTTTGCAATAAACTTAATTTTTCATTCATCGCCTCTGATCTAGCATTAGATACTTCAAGTTTTTTATCTAGATCGCTTACTGTAGTGGTCATTGTTAAGTAGCCGCCGCCACCTAAGCTACATGCGCCTACAACTATCCACGTCAATTGACTTGTTGTAAAATCTATCATTTGTTAAAACTAGCTCCTGTTGCTGGTTTAGAAGGGCGATTTACATTTGTCATTGGACTCTGTGTTTGTATACCCTCTTTTGTTTTGTTTGGACTATCAGGAGTTCTTTTTGCTGCATACTGATAATCAAATGTCGGCTTCTTAGGTACAACTTTATCTAGGTATTGATTTGCATAATCTTTGTTGGCTTCTTTGCCATCATCTTCTAGTTCTGTATGTAACAATAATGGGCTATGACTAGCTTCATTTGCATATTGTTCTACTTCATGATTTACGCTATCATCATAATCAGTGGTAATTAATCTTACTTGATTGACATTTTTACCCATTAATTGAACCATTTGCTGAATCATAGGCTCTGTTGCTGGGTATTTAAACTCACATTTAATGATAGTTACTGATTCGTTGTGTATATCAGGGAATCCATACGGATCTTTTTGAATTGGAGTAGTTTTAGCATCCTCAATCTTGACAGGGTCAAACTTCTTGAGGTTCATGCGCAATAAGTCTAAAAACTTACTGTCTACATCTCCTGCTATTTTAAGTGTGTAACGATATGTACGTACACTCTCTACTAAATATTGGCGAAAGGTTTTCATGGTTCAATTCCTATAGTATTATTTATCATTATTTCCGTTTTTGCTTGCGATTAAGGATTTCAGTAATTCATTGCGGTCTATCAAAGTAGAGCCTGTACCCTGAGGAATACTTTCTATCTCTTTCGTCTTTTCATTTAACTTAGCATCTAATGCAGCTTTCTTTAACTGGAGTTCAATCAGTTTAATCTTCTTATTAACTTTGGCTGTTTTGGCTGTAATAGCATGGCCTAGCATTGTTCCTGCTGTCCCAAATATCTCTGCAGCGAATCTGCTGTCCACTTGCATTCCTAGTTCCATTAGGTCATTATAGCTATTTTTAGCTAGTTCAGCTAATTCGTCTATTTCAGTATCACTCGCTTCAAGTCCACGGACTTGTGGTAGTGCGTTTTCAATCTTTTCTAGGTTAGTATAAGCTTGAGTGGTTACTTCTTCAGGGACAGGAATAATCTCGTCATCCGATATGGTATCGGATTCAAGTGGTAGGTCAAATAATTCGCTTAGTTTTTTAGTCATAGTCTACGTGTAATAATAGTATTTATTTACTTCTTTTTACCATTATAAAATAGACTGTCCTCATTAATTACTCTAAAAGTGATGCCCTGATTTTTGCAGTACGCATTTGCTGCAGCCCATTTAGCATGATTGACTGCTACAACCGCACGATCTCTTGCGCTTGCTACACGACTTTCAATTAAGCTTTGTTTTTTGGGTTTGATTTCAACAATTTCAGCATGTTTCTGACCAAACTTATTTTCATACATGATGAAAAAGTCAGGTATGTAAATTGTCTGTTTTCCTGTTAATGGATTACGATATGGAATACGTATTGATTCGCTGGCCCACTTTAATACACTATTATTATTGTCACAAAACATCATAAAAGTTAATTCCCATCCCGATCTATATTTAGGCTTATGATTACCTATATACTTTTCTGGATTCCTAACTTCATATATGCCTTGTGCCCAGTTCGCCATTTTAAATGATTACGTTTCTTTGTACACTTGGATTAGGTACGGGAAGATTTGCTACACCATAAAGAGTTGTTTTACTTTTTAAACTATTAAGATAGTAAGCCATTGTAGCACTTAACTCTAATCCAACTTTACCTTTTATGTAGTCTAAAAGTGTCATTGGAGATTCTTGTGTGTATGCAGCTATTTTAAAAAGAATTGCAGTAAAATTTTCTGCAGTGTTAATGCTCTGACATACTTTAATAAAGTATGCTCTAACTACATCATAATCTGATGCATTTACATTAATGGGATTTGTATAAAAGTTATTAAAAACTTTTACTGTATTATCAAGCTCAGTCGCTAAATTTGTGATAGCCATATTATTTAGGTGTCTTTAATGAAGGAAAATTAAATAATGTGTTTCTGTTTGGTGTACCTGTAAGTGAGTTTAGTGCACCTGTTTTTAATTCACTTGTGGCCAAGCTTCCTAAGTTAACATCTTTAAATGTATTGTAAGCTCTTCCACTTGTTAGTATTGCGCCCCAATAGTTTCCGTTTGCTACATCGCCAAGTACTCCACCTGCTGAATCTACCAAACCAAACTTTCCTAATATTTTAGAAGTTGAGCCGGGCCTTGCTATTGGGCTTGTAATTGTATCATATAAATCTTTACCAAAATCACCTGCTACAGCATTACCTTGACCATCAGTACTTGTGCCATCTATACCACCTTCATAATAATTAACACCTTCATAACCAATAGTCATACTATGCTCCATTGTGCCATTTGCTGATGAATAATCATATGTATCATGTTTAAAACTTGTAATCGTAGGATTTAATAATCTATATTGTGCAAACATGTGTTGATTAAATCCATAAACATTTATTGCTTTAAAAAAAGGCGCTTTAGAAATACCTGTTAAATTTGAAAGTGCGGTGATTTGATCATTAGTGCTTTGTCCTATAAATCCCCATTCATTGTCACCGTATATAGAAGGATCATACGTATTACGTCTATTGTAATCAAAGGCGGATGTATTCGTTGCAAATTGATTTACAAATTGAGGTATATTTGCTGCATCGTTTCCTAAGCCTGCTTGAGAACTTGCACTAGCATTTTGTGTACTATCTTTGTAATAATATGTAAAATACGCATACCAAAGATTTCTAATTAAGTTAGCATTATCATCATGAAATGTTATACTAACATCATCATATTTGACTTTAGTTTGTACAATCCTTTTACGATTGTACTGATTCATTACGTGTGTATCGAACGTGTAACCGGGAAGTTGAACAGTTTTGACTGCTAGTCCAAAATGAGTGTTTGTGCCTTCGGGAAAAGCTTGTGATAATCCTATTAAATCGTAATTAATTTCAAATGTAACGTGAAATAAAAACTTATGCTTAGGACTATAAGAATAAGAATCGCTACGAAATACTCTACTAGCGTGTTGGAAATCTCGGAGATACTCTGTGCCGAATAATCCGCCCAGAAGATTTTCTCCGAAATTTTCACCTAATAGGTTATCAATGAACCCTGCCATTTAAATATTAGGTACCAATACCTGTTACCGTAGTGCCACCTAACGCACGACCAACTGCAGTACCAAGACCAGAACCAATTGGGCTTTGAATTGCGTTATCAAATCGTATTGATAGACTTATAGTTACAGGTGCATTTTCACCATAATTTAGTGTATTGTAATTTACGTTTTGTATGAAACAACCGTATAATTCCCAAGTTTCCAACACAGTCGGGGTTGAATTTCCATTACCACCATCTAGTATTTCATAGTTAATTTGAAATTTATAATCTTGACCTGTCGCAGCACTTGCTTGTTCAACAAAATCCATTTGCTTCTGAATTTGTTGACCCACTAATTTTGCTACACTTCCTGTAGCATCATCACGCAAGTTTACGGTGGTCATTTGCCACTCATGTTTGCCGACTAGGTATAATTTTGAGTTATAAATATCAATTGGAATTTCAGTGAAACTTACTTGAGGTCTTGAAACATCAATTACTTGTCTCGTCAACTCTTGTGTTGAACCACCTACTCCAAAATTTAAAAACAAAACTCTAAATCTGTATTGTAACTTAGGCATCAACAATGCTGCTGTACTAGGGGTGTTATCTGCCCCTATACTCATATTAAACAGTGATTCTGATGCTGTTGCCATTTGTTTTTCTCCTTAATTGTATTTATTCAAATTTATTGATTACCAAATATCGCAGTGCCTCTCTCCTGAATTTCACCTGTATTCATAATTCTTACAGGTATGTAAATAAATTCAGCAGCTTTTACTGGCTCAATAGCGATATCTATCCATAATTGATTTTGATCAATTCTAGCTGGTGTGTTGTTTGTTGTATCACAAACAACTAGGTAATCATATATACCTCGTTTAGCAACCAAATCAACAAACAGTGTTTGTACAACTGATGTTATTTGGCTTCTAGTTAGTGCATCATTAGGCTCAAATATAAATGGGCGTGCTAAAATCTGTAATTTTTCACGAACATAATTCACTAATCTAGCTACGTTGATACGATCTAGTGCTGAGTTAGTTTCTTTACTGTTTTTATTACCATAATTCACTAATCCTACACTTGTAAAATAAGCTAAAGGATTAATAAAATTACTGTAAAGTACATCTCTAATTCCAACACGATTCTTTATTACTTGGAATTCACCTGTTTGCGCATCAATGTATCCGATCTGAACTGCATTATCAATAACTCCGCGTCTTGTTCCTGCAGGAGCTAACCAAGGATAAGCTATAGTATCATTACGTAAGAATGTTCTAAGCATCATGTGACTTGAAGGCACTGCACATCTTCCATTTGTTCCTAAATCTGCTAATCCACTAGGATAGAAAAGACCCATGTATTCGTTACGTGTAACTAATCCATCTTCACCTGTACCTGCAGCGTTTGCTGCATTGGTAGCCCAGTTTTGAATTTCAGTGGCCTGATCACTTAGTCTCATTGGTGTGTCACCAATTATATAAGCAGTGTTTGCTCTCTCGTTGTTTAATGCAACCATTTGCGGTTGTAACTCAGGATAGCCAGGAGTTGCCATTAGATTAAAGAAATTATCTTCTTCTCTAATTGCCATATTTGTAGATATAGAAGCAGATAATGCCTGAACGATCATAGCTCTTTGTGCTTTTCTTCCCATATATGGACTACCATTTTCTTTTAATCCACTTGCAGTAACCCATGCACTTTTTACTGCCGGAAGAACTACATCACCATATGTCAATGCGCTAAAATAGTTTGATCTAAACTGTTTAACGTTGTATCCTGATCTACGTGTATTAAATAATAACATTCCTTGAGGGTACATGTCTGGATCAGGAGCATCTAAATCTAAGTAGTTACTTGTTAATAAGCTTACTATAGTTGGAATAGGATCACTGATAGGATCTGTACTACCATTAGGTGCCCAACGTGCATCTGCAAAAAGAACTCCGTCACCTGAAGTTTGGTCTGTGTTATCAATTAATATCCATTGATCTACACCATCAACTCTTTGCCAACGATTAATTACAGGATAATTTTCTAAATCACTACTATCTATCCATAGATCACCATAAACTAATGGAGTACCGTCGCTTTGCAAAGTAGGAATGTCAGCAGAGATTATAGGTCCGTTTGGATCTGTAGCATTTGATCCTGATATAATAGGATTACCGGAACTATCATAATTGACATTTCTATACCCCTTCCATGCACCACCTTGTTGAATCATAATATCTACTTGATCAATTGTGCTATAGAACCAATTTGTGTTTTCAACTGGGTTAGTAAAAGGTGCTCCCTCATTCGCAGTATAGGTAATCTTTCTCCAGTTAGAAGCAAGACTTATATATCCTAAATCTGAGACACCAGAAACAAAAGCAATTCCAGTTACTGCACCTGAATTAATTGCTGTAACTTCTACAACTAGATTGTTAGCAGGGAAATTTAATCCAAAAGATGCGCCAGAAATAGTAATTTGGTCGCCAACATTGTAGTCGGAACCGCCAGTTGGGATGCCTGTCAAAATGTATCTATCTGTATAAACAACAGCGTTTATAGTACAACCTGTACCAGCTCCTGTTGTAGAATACTGAGGTAAATTAGGATATTCTATACGAATACCAGGTGACGCACTAACAGCAGAATTAGTTTGCCATGACAAACCAGCTAAATCTAATACGTTAGAATATGGTGTTCCTGGAAGAACTGTAAATCCAATCTCACCTCCTAATGTATGAGTGAGTTGTATTGCACCTGTTGTCGTTACACTTGCAGTTGTATTAGGTATATTAGCAGCCTGCCATGCAGTAACAAACTCTGTTGCACCAACTACACCAGCTGCCGGCAATGTGATTAAATATGAAGGGCTATCAAATGAACCTACTTGACCTGGTATTGAAACTCCAACATAAATTTCTGCACTATTAGGTAATGCAGGATTATTTACTGTGCCAGTTAGTACTGTAGGACCAGTTGCCAATCTTTCAAAGAAATATAAATTATTGCTAATATTACTTGATTCCTGAAATGTATTAAATATTCCAATAGCTGTGCCTGCAGGAATACTTTGTCCGCCTGTTTTATCTAAACTAGCAGTTGCTTGATTTAAATTTCTATAAATTGATACTAGTTTTTGAACAAATGTAGATGTAGCAGCACTAAATCTGCTCATATTAATGTTCATTCCGTTTCCGCTTATTGATGTTTTAATCCATATAGAACCGGTTGGGTGAGGTGTTAATTGTCCTTGTGTCCATAATGGCATTGCAGATGAAGGTCCATTATATGCTTCAGGCGCATAATATCTACTTGAAGAATCAATACCTAAGTCAGTTAGAACTGTTGATGCTGAGGATAATTCTAAATAAGGAATATGATCTTGAATGTCTGGTACAGGAGAGAAGTAAATGTTTAATCTTCCGTTAGTTACGTCAGCACTTAAGTCTCCAAAACCTAAATTGTTTATTGTATTCGCTACTCCCAATGCAGTATTGTTAGGTGCTGCAGGTACTGTTATAGTTGTTGAATAATTTAGTAAAGAACCTAATATATTGATAGTAAATGTAGCACCTGCGCTCAATGTTGGATTGCTGGTTGTACCAGTTATTGCAGGAATAGCTCTTAACCAATCGTCTGTGCCTATTTTTACCCAACTGTTTGCAAGAGTTTTATAGAAATAATGACTCTGATTAAACGTATCAATAGTTAATGGATCTCTAGCATCAATTGCATAATCGCCTATATTACCAATGCTTTGTAGTGGGAAGCCGCCAACTAGATCAGCATCATTTACTAAAACGATAGGACTTTTTTCTGTAAATTTACCAGTTGACTTGTTAAATTCAAATATTCCCCAATTAGTGGATGTAGTATCTAACCAGTAAGTTCCATCGACAGGATTACCTTTTGGTCTTGATAAAGTACCAATAAGAGATGCTAAATCAATATCTGCACGTAGTACCCAGCAACCATTGGTAACACCTAAAACAGAGTATGCTGCAGCTAAACCATATTCGTTTAACTCGTAGCCTTGGATCGGAGTTCCGTTGGTAGTTTTATAGAAGAATGGGTTACCGTATAGTGAAACAAGGTCACGCTGTGTAGTAACTTTGTATAGTTTGTTTGCATTAGCTGCCACAGTACCTGGAGCTACGCCGGTGTTTGATGCGTTGGCTTTATTCGTTGCTGTAGCTATTAGCACGAAAGGCACAGAATTGGTTTGGGCAGGAGAATAATTACTTTCATCAATTATTGTAACTTCTACGCCTGGTGATGTTAGAGCCATTTTATATTTCCTTTAATGTTATGATTTTGAGGGTTAACTCCCTAGTATAATATTATTTATTAAAAATTTAAGAAAAAACGGTGCGTTGACTCTTCCCGAAGAGTTAGAATAAATACAAGTATGTCTAGACCTGTCTGTAAAGCATGTAACAAAAATCATTGCGCGGCTAATTACTATCGTAATGGAGTCAGACATTACCGAAGCAAATGTGAGGATTGCATTAGAAAGAAGAAGCAAATCCCCCTTCAACAGCCTAGTTGGAAGATTGCTGGATATAAGAAAAAACCCACATGTGACTTATGTGGGTTTAGAAAGATTTACGATAGTCAAATAACAGTTTTTCACATAGATGGAAATCTAAAAAACAATGATTTAAGCAATCTTAGAAGCGTATGCCTCAATTGTATTGAAATCGTAAGACGTAAAGAAGTAGTGTGGAAACGCGGAGATTTAGAATTAGATTAACTCAATTCCAGCATATGTTTTACACAACTATATAGATCGTCTATAGTGCTATCGTTGTGAATCTCATGGTCATATTCTAACCCCACACTCATATACTCGCTGGGATGTATTCCTAGCTTTGTTAGTCTGTCTTTACTCAAAGACCAACCTATGTGCCTAGGTCCCTTATTTACTGCTACAGCGTCATCATACCAGTTTGGTTTTGGCCCGCGGTGCACACGAATTGTAATTCCCCCTAATCTTTTTATTGCTGCAATTTCATTAGGAAAACGTGTATCTGTGATTACCACATCGTCTTTAGTTTGACTTAGTTTATTTTCTAAACTTGCTACCCAAATATCGTCATGGAAGCTTTGACGACCTACTTCTGTGCCCCATTGTTGGAGAATATATCTTGGAGTTAAATCTTTAATGCCTAACCTTTCACTCCACCAAGGGTCAACTTGCTCACGCCACTCACGTGCGTACTTTGTAGTACCCTCTAGCAGGTCACGTTCCCAATTGAATATATGTGAGACCGCATCCTTAAGAGATCCGGCCCAAGATTCTTTTTTAAAACCGTGTTCTGTAATGAGATAGTCAGCAATAGTATCTTTGCCTGACCCGATGAATCCAGTGACGCTAACTAGCATTTTTTCTCCTTGTAACATGTCTATTTTATTACAAAAAGAAGTATTTGCAAAGTCCAACGGTTATCCTATTACCCAAGTTAATGGTTGACTATGGTCAACATATCTGCGTAAATCTTCTATTAGTTGGTCTTGCATAGCCTTACCTTCTGCTTTCAATGTTGCACCATTTAGTGTTGTGCCACCAGCTGGACCGGCAATACTAGCGAACTTTTCACGTGCTTCACCCAAAATTAACTTTAGCTGACTAAGTGTCCAATCGCCTATCCAAATGCCTGCACCTGGATCTAATAATAATTCTATCTCAGGTCTTTGAATATCTGCCCATATTAGAATTTTTTCACCGCTTCCTTTTGGATCACGCACCATACGGAATTCCTTTGTTACTGGATTAAAAGTGAAAATGACGTAGCCACCAAACATACGTGCTGCAAGTTCAATGTACTGTGCATAAAAATCATATGTGGCCAAACCACCTGCGTAGTTATAATTTAATAGATATGTGTTGAGAATAGCACTACTGAAAGGGTCAAAACTACTTGCAGACGGTCCTGTTTCTAATCCAACTGTCCTGCGAAATACCTGTCTTACGTTTACAAATTCGTCAGGTAAGGTGTATGAATCTTTATTCTTTTCTATAGTTAATAATGTGTATGATTCTATAGTAGAATTCTGTGCCCTTTGTCTGTAAATTCTGACAGCATAACGATATGCTGCTTCAAAATGCTCAGGATCAAGTTCTACGTCAACTATACCGTCACCCAAACGATATCTTAGGTCACGAAAAAGATTGTCTTTTAATTCTTGTAAATTGTAAGGTGAAGCCATAAAAATTCTCCAGATAGAGTATTTATCTGGAGAAGGGCTTAATTATAAATCGCCGTCTTTGCGATTCTCGCTGTAGTATGGGTCAAAACTGCCACCGGGATAACGTGATTCAAGTTTCTTTACATTCTCTGCTATAACTTCGTTAGGATCTAAATTTAATGCTCTACATGCGTTGATCCAGTACCACATAACGTCACCCAATTCTCGCTTCATGTGAAAGACGTTTTCAACACTTAGTGGTTTTCCCTGAAATAACATCTTTTTAGGAATCTCACAGAACTCACCTGTCTCTGCTGCAAGTCCTAATGCTGCTGTTAGTAATAGTGGCACATTGATGTCAGGTCCATGTGACTGTGTTTCTGAGTCCCAATTACTGTCTAACTCATCACAACGGTTCATAAAGGTAGTCAAATCATTGCTTGGCTTACTCGTAACTGCTTCTACAAAATCTTGATATTTGTTTAAATCAATATTCATTTGTCATCTTCTCCAAATAGGTAATTAGTTTTTATAATACAAATCAACACGCCTGTTTTGACTCCAAGCTTCTTCATTTGATCCTGTTGCTTTGGGCTTTTCTGAGCCATAAGAATACGCTTCTATTTGACTATCTGATGCTCCATATTTTATAAGCTCCACTCTAACAGCATTCGCTCGTCTTTGTCCCAACGACAAATTGTATTCTTTGCCGCCACGCTCATCAGTATGACCTTCAATGAATACAAATTCATTCGGATTCTTAGCAAGAAATTCTCCATGCTTTTGTAACATAGTTTGATATTTTTCTTGAACGGTATACTCGTCTAAGTCAAAATACACTGAATAACTTTCAAACAGTTTATTAGGATCCTTTCTATCTTTTACTGGTATTTTTACTATTTCTATCACTGCCTCTTCTATCTTATTTGTTGAGGCTTTACTAGTTTTGTTAGTTCTATTTTCAACAATAGGAAGTTCTTTTGTAG